GAAGGAGTCATTCGCAGTTGTCGACGAACCACATCTCTACTTCCTGCCGGAGCTGCGACAGATGCACGCGATGGTTCGCCGCAATACTCGGAAGAGGAAGATCGCGCAGCCGTGGATGCTGGCGACTACGACGATGTTCCAGCCTGGTCAGAACTCGGTGGCGGAGGATCTGTATGACGAGGCGGAGAAACTGACAGACCGTCAGAACCGATCGTTCGGTTTCTGTTGGCATCACCGAGAAGGGTCAATCACCGAATCTGATTGGGATGACGACGATGCACAGCTGCTGTCTCTGCGGGAAGCCTATGGGCCGGCTGCTGACTGGATGGATCTGCCAGGCATGATCGAACACGAGATCCGTGCGCCAGGATCAGTCAAAGCCGAGAACGCCCGCTACTTCCACAACCTTCGCTGGAAGGGTGAGCAGCGCGCCATCGACGCCGATAAATGGGATGCCCTTGCCGCCCCGAATCTCAATCCTGACGGTGGAGAGATCATCGTGGTCGGCTTCGACGGATCGGATCGAGGCGAACACGCCGACGACACCGTCCTCGTCGGTTGGGTTCTCACCGAGAAACCTCACCTTTTCCTCATTGATGCGTGGAGACGACCGGAGTTCGCAGGTCGCGACTATCGAGTCCCACGCGAGGAGATCCGAGCCAAAGTCACCGAACTCCGTGAACGTTTCGAAGTTGCACGCTTCGCCTGTGACCCTCCTGGCTGGCGTGAAGAGATCGAATCATGGGATAAAGAATTCGGCGAACGTTACGGAGAACCAATTGTTGTTGAGGTTCTCACCAACCGACCCTCACGAATGGGACCGGCAATCGACCGGTTCCTCGAGGCCATCGACGAAGGATCTTTCACACATGACGGTTCAGCAGAGCTGCGCGCCTATGCGTTGAATGCGTTGTTGACAAAGTCGAAAGGTAGATCTGATTTCCCAGCCATCGTGAAACCCACGATTGATGCCAAGATAGACGGATTAGTTGCTGCTGTTCTCTCCTATGATGAGGTCGCCCGAATGAGTCCCGAACAACCCGTCGCACCGTTTGCGTTGCTCGCATGAGGACAGCGTTGCTTATTACTATTACGGGCGCAGTCCTGCTTTGTGCCGGACTTGCCCTCTCACCGTTACCGTGGCTCGCCCTTGTTGCGCCAGGTGTCGCATTGGTCGCGACAGGACTACTGAAGGACTTTGAATGAGACTTCTGGACAGGTTGCGAACCAGCGATTCGGCAGGATCAGAACGATCAACAGCTTTGACTTTCGAAGACGTCCTCACCATGTTCGCCTTCAACGGCAACATCTATCAAGGAATGTCCTCGCCGCTTAGATCGCCTGGCACACCCATCGCAGCGAACTTCCCCGGTTTCGTCCAAGGTGTTTACAACTCGTCTGGCATTGTTGCTGCCGCGATCACAGCGCGCGCGCTACTCATGTCGCAGATTCGTTTCCAATGGCGCAGCCTTCTGCAAGGTGAGACAGGTCGACTGTTCGGCACGACAGAACTAGCGGTTCTCGAACGTCCCGGTGATCTGTCACGCGCCGAGCTGCTGTATGCGGCTGAGCAGCACAACAGTCTCGCCGGCAACGCATTCTTCTACCGCAACAACAACCAACTTCGTCTGCTGCGCCCCGATTGGGTGACGATTGTTTTCGGCTCCTACGAATCCGATGTGGACCCGACCACACAGCTCGACGCCGAGTTGGTCGGCTACACCTATCAGCCAGGCGGCATGACATCGAAGAATGATCCGATCTTTCTCGCCCCTTCTCAGGTGGCGCATTGGAAGCCCGAACCAGATCCGATGTTTTGGTGGCGTGGACAATCATGGATCGGTTCGGTTCTCGCCGAAATCCAAACCGACTATCAAGCCACCGAGTTCAAATCCAAGTTCTTCGCCAATGCTGCCACACCACAGCTGATCGTCACCCTCGACCCACACACCACCCAGCAGCAAGCCACCGACATCGCCGCTGTCATCAATCAACGCCATGAAGGCTCCCGCAACGCCTACAAAACCCTCGTCCTCGGTGGTGGCTCCGATGTGAAGGTTGCCGGATCAAATCTTCAACAACTTGATTTGAAGAACACTCAAGGTGTTGACGAAACCCGAATCGCTTTGCGCGCGCGCGTACCAGCCACGCTGCTCGGCATCTCCGAAGGTCTCGCCGGCTCGGCTTTGAACGCCGGCAACTACAGCCAGACTCGCCGAATGTGGTCGGACGCCTGGTTCACCCCCACCGCTCAGAACCTCTGCGCCTCGATGGAACGAATCCTCACTCTTCCAGTCGGTACTCCTTGCGAATTGTCTTTCGATCCATCACAGATCATGTTCTTGCAGGAGGATCGGAAGGACGAAGCGGACATTCGAGCCACACAGGCTCAGTCGATGCGCCAACTCGTCGAGGCCGGTTATGCGCCGGACACGGTCACGAAGTTCATCGCCACCGGCGACACAACCGTCCTGACACACACCGGAGTGTTCTCGGTGCAATTGCAGGCCCCAACAGACGGTGCAGAAAATGCCGTATGACGTCGAGGAAGGCGTCGAAGGCTGCGCCGGCTGGGCGGTTGTGAAAACCGAAACCGGTGAGATCATGGGCTGTCACACCACCAAAAACGAAGCCGACGATCAGCTCACCGCTTTGAACATTGCCGAATACGGTGACGACAGTCGCGCCGTCGACTCGTTCGAACCCACCGCTGGCATGAAAGAAGAAGCTCAACGGGGATTGGATTGGCGCAGCGAATACGGTCGAGGAGGAACCGCCATTGGTATCGCACGCGCACGCGACATCGTCAACGGTCGCAACCTCCCACTCCGAACCGTCAAACGAGTCAAGGCGTATTTCGACCGTCACGAGATCGACAAGCAAGGCCAAGGATGGTCACCAGGCGAAGACGGTTATCCCTCAAACGGTCGGATCGCCTGGGCATTATGGGGTGGCGATCCGGGTCGAACATGGGCGGAGAAGATCGTGGAAGCAAACGATGAAAGGTCCGACATCATGGACGCACGAAGCATCGACGGCATCTACCCCGTCACCCCACTCCAGAATCATCTCTACGAGATGCTCGAGGACACCGTCGACATCTTCGGAATGTTCGACCAAGGCATCGGCGCGCAAGGCGCGCACTATGTCGGACCCGACCTCAACCCATTCATCGAGGAAGGCATGGTGTGTTCAAACTGTGCGTTCTATGAAGGACCGCGCGCCTGTGAACTAGTATCCGGCGACATTGATCCGAACGCGATCTGCAAGTTCTGGGTCATCCCCGAAACCCTGCTCAACATCGAAACCCCGAGCGAACCCATCGTCGAGGAAGAACCCATGATTGAAATGGAATCGGCCCGCTCCACCGAAACACGCGCAGACCTTTACCGTGACGTTCCCTTCGAAGTGCGCGCCACCGAAGAAACCGGCGACGGTCTCACCCTCACCGGCTACGCCGCCGTCTTCAACCGCTCCACCATGATCGACAACTGGGAAGGCCGTTTCGAAGAGCGCATTCGACCCGGTGCATTCAAGCGTTCCATCAACGCCAAAATGCCGGTCCTTCAATTCGAACACGGACGACATCCTCTCCTCGGCTCCATGCCACTCGGACAGATCACCAAACTCCGTGAAGACGACCACGGCCTCTACGTTGAAGCACGACTCGCCGACAACTGGCTTATCCAACCAGTGCGCGATGCAATCGCCTCCGGTTCCATCGACGGCATGAGTTTCCGCTTCCAAGTTGTGCGCGACAGCGTCGACGAATCCGGAGATCTCCCCGTCCGCACCCTTGAAGAAGTCAAACTCCTCGAACTCGGCCCGGTCGTCTTCCCCGCATACGAAGCCACCACCGTTGGTGTACGATCTGCCGATCTTTCACCGCTGTTCTCCCTGCCACAGGATGATCGCCATGCGATCGCTAGGGCACTTGTTCTCGGCACCCAACCCGAACCCGCCAGCGATGGCACTTCGGCAAGGCCCGCCGACATCGACCAGGACTCGCATTCGCACTCCGGTCTGACCCCCAACCAACGCAGCGCACAGCTGCGCGAAATCGAAGGAGTCCTCTAATGGACGAGAAGATCCTTCGCGAAGAGGTCGAGTACGTCAAGGCTGTTCTTCGCGAAATGCACGCGGACGCTGAAGAGCGTTCGTTCAACCCAGATGACCAGGCCGCGTGGGACGCTGGCGTGGAGTTCGTTCGCACCTCCGAGGCTGCTCTTGTGGCCCTCGAGGAGCGGAAGGCTCGCATCGCCGAGTTCGCACCGGTCGCTGAAGAGACAGGAGACGGAGCCGTGGCCCCGATCAACGTCAACACCCACACCGCACGCGACGCGTTCGATCACAGCACCCTCACCATCGATGGTGGTTCGGAGCTTCGTGGCCGTGCGCTCGATGTCATCGAGAAGCATCTGCCCTCGTATGTCGACGATTCGGCACGCGAGAACGCCACCCGCCTTCTCGAGCGTCGCAGCAGCGACGCCGACATCGTCGCTCGTCACATCGTCCGCACCTCGTCGCCGGAATACCTCCGTGCGTTCGAGGAGTACGTCGAGAACCCGCAGGCTGGAATGCCCCGCATTCTCACCAAGGCTGAGGCCCGTACCGCCATGTCGCTCACCGCGGCCAACGGTGGCGTCCTCGTCCCGCAGTTCCTTGATCCGACGATCATCCTCACCAACACCGGCTCATCGAACCAGGTTCGTCAGATCGCGTCGCAGGCGTCGATCACTGTCGATCAGTGGGATGGCGTCACCTCCGCTGGTGTGACCGCCGAGTGGCTTGCCGAAGGCACCGAGGCCGCTGATGCGACCCCGACTTTCGTCGGCCCCACCATCACGGTCCACAAGGCTGCTGCGTGGCTGTTCGGTTCCTATGAGGTCATCGCTGACTCGGGCTTCGCTCAGGTCGGAGAACTCATCGCCGACGCCCGTGACCGTCTCGAAGAGGCCGCTCACGTCAACGGCACCGGATCGGGTCAGCCTTACGGTCTCATCACCCGCCTCTCCGGCACCGGCCCCGTCGTGGCCGGCACCTCCGGAGCTGCCGGTGCAGCCGACCTCGTCGCCGCTGACGCCTACGCCTTGGACAATGCCCTTGGCGCACGCTTCCGCAGCAACGCCTCGTTCCTCGCCGCACGCGCTACCTACAACAAGTTCCGTCAGGCCACCGACGCCAACGCGAACTTCTGGGCAGCGTTCGGTGGTGGACAGCCGGCGCAGATGATCGGCTACCCGACCTACCAGAACGAGTCGATGGACACCACCATCGTCTCCGGCTCCAACGACTTCGTCCTCATCCTGGGCGACTTCAGCAACTACAAGATCATCGACCGCATCGGCGTCGAGATCATGTACGAGCCGATGGTCAAGGGCTCCAACCAGCGTCCGACTGGACAGGCCGGCTGGTTCGCCTTCTGGCGCACCGGCGCAGACGTGCTCACCTCCAACGCCTTCAAGGTGCTGAAGGTCTGAGCGTCTGACGTGAAGTGAACCGGTCCTCCCATCGTCGGGGGTGGGAGGACCGGTCCACACTTCCCCGACATCCCCGACAAAGGAACTCCGAATGACCCCGAAAGTTTCGATCGGCATCATCTACGGCAGCTTCGAACCAGACTTCGTTTTCTCGCTTCTAGCGTTGAAGTCATGGGACGACAAAAACCGGAAGGTGCTGGATCATCCCGGCTGGCTTATCGCACAGGCAGGCACGAACCTACCGCAACAGCGAAACAGTGTTTGCCGCACCTTCCTCGAAGGTGACGCCGACTGGCTGCTGTTCATCGACACCGATCAGCGATTCCGATTCGACCTTGTTGATCTAATGCTCGAATCGGCCGATGAGAAAGAACGGCCGATCCTCTCGGCCCTCATCATGGCTGAAAAATGGAATCCACATCATCGGATCGTTCCCGCCTGCATCGGCTTCGAATCACTTGATCCGCCGACACCACGCGAATACTTGACGATCCCAGCCGAACAGCATTGGCAGGTTGGAGCAGTCGGCTCCGGCTGTGTCCTCATCCATCGAACCGTCCTACAGAAAATCTGGAATGCGAACCGCAAAGACGCACAGCCTTGGTTCAAATACGTTCAATGGGATTACATCGATCAGGACACCGGCGAAGAAGTCCACGACATCATGGGCGAAGACTATGTCTTCAGTTTGCGCGCGCAAGGCGCAGGGTTCCCCTGCTATGTGGACACAACCATTGAGGTCGGCCACATCAAGAAACGCACCCTCACCACCCGTGACTTCTGGCCGCAAGTACCACCAGAACTTCTGCCGATCCGCACCGTCGCCATCATCCCCGTCAAAGACAACCTCAAAATGACCAAGAATCTGGTCAAGCAGTTGCATGACCAAGGCGAACACGACGGCATCCTCATCCTCGACAACGGCTCAAACCCTGAGACACGCCGTTGGCTTGGCGCGCAAACGTTCGCCAAAGTCATTGACTGTGCCGGCATGGGAATCCATCAAATGTGGAATCTTGGAGCGGAAT